TACCAAGAGAACAAGAAGATGCCCGTGATCCACGAAGATCGGGTTGACGATGCGGCAAGTGTTTTGTTCAAACAGACCGACGCCAAGTTTGTTGCCATCTTCAAGGTCAACCCAATTTTTGGCACACGGGTCTTGTACCGCCTGTACACCAAGGACGGGCGCAGTAAGGATATGGAAGGTTTGGATGTTGGCCTGTTCACAACGAACGTAGCAAACAACAACGACGTGGTGAAGTTGATGGCGGGTGAGACGCCGTGCAGTCCATATCTGAGGGCGCAGTCGGAGTTGGGCATTTGGTATATTGCGCAGGGCGTTTCGTTCACCTGCCGTATCAGCATACCGCCAGATCGCAGCAGGTTCATTGGGCAGATTACGGCTGGCTGGGTAGAGCAGCCGCAGAACATGGAGCACGTCCACTCCATGCTGGACATTGCAGCAAACATGCTTGTTAAAAGGGGTCATTGATGCTTTCACTGTTTTCAACTCTCGGGGGTCTGCTGATCTCCGGCCTTCCCAAATTGCTGGAGTTCTTTCAGAACAAGGCCGACCAAGCGCATGAACTGAAACTGGCCGCGCTGCAGAACGAGCGTGAACTGGCCATGGCCGCGCAGGGCTACGCTGCCCAATTGAAGATTGAAGAGGTCCGCACCGATCAGGTCCAGATGGAGACTGATGCCCGGATGACTGAAGCAGCGCTTGAGCACGATGCCAAGGTGCTTGAGAAGGCCTCCACATGGGTTTCCAACTACGTTGGAACTGTTCGCCCCACGGTGACCTATATCTTCGTGCTGGAGCTGGTTTTGATCAACGCCTTCATGGCTTGGTATCTGTGGAACCACCCCGGCCTAATCACCAACATTGATGACGTCATCAAGTACGCCGACCTGATCTTCAGCGCTGACGAGATGGCAATGCTGGGCGGCATCATCGGTTTCTGGTTCGGCTCTCGCGGCTGGAGCAAGAAGTGAAACTGAGCAGGGCAGGCGAAGACCTGATGCACCGGTTCGAGGGCAAACGCTCTCGGCCCTACCTTTGCCCTGCACACATCTGGACGATTGGCTACGGCCACGTCCTGTACCAAGAGCAGATCAGGCTTCCCATGGTCCGGCCACCGGGCAAGACCAAAGAGGACATCCCCATGATCCGCAGTGAGTTCCCACTGAAACCGGAGGACAACCGTGTTTGGACGAAAGAAGAGATCGACGAATTATTCCGAGTTGATGTCGGAACTTTTGAACGGGGTGTTCTTCGTCTTGTTCCCGGCGTGGTTGGGCGTCAAGGCAGCTTTGACGCTCTGGTCTCTATATCCTTCAATTTCGGGCTAGGCAACCTCCAGCGCAGCACCATCCGAATGAAGGCAAACCGGCGTGACTGGGATGGCGCAGCCGATGCGTTCCGGGCTTGGACCAAGGGTGGCGGCAAGGTTCTCCCCGGGCTGGTCAAGCGCCGAGAGGCCGAGATTGCGCTGTTCCTGAGTTAAGTGCGAAAATGCCACAAAGCTGAGGTAAACGATGCCACTCAAGAAAATCCTGTTCAGGCCGGGTGTAAGCCGAGAAAACACCAGATATTTGTCGGAAAACGTCGGACCCACAGGGGTCAACGGCGCATATTCGGCTGGCTGGTACGACTGCGACAAGGTTCGCTTTCGCTCTGGCACTCCCGAAAAGATCGGCGGCTGGGATCGCATCTCGGCAAACTCCTTCCTTGGTGTATGCCGGTCGCTTTGGAACTGGGTGACGTTGGGCGGGGCCAATCTGCTGGGCGTGGGTACGAACCTCAAGTTCTACATCGAGAGCGGCGGCTCGTACTATGACATCACGCCGATCCGTGGAACACCCGGAACCATCAATAACAACCCGTTTGTCGCTACTCTGGGCTCCAGCGTCATCACCGTCACAGACACGGCTCATGGTTGCTTCACTGGGGACTTTGTAACCTTCAGTGGGGCTGTGGGGCTTGGCGGCAACATCACGGCAGGCGTGCTCAACGCAGAGTACCAAGTCACCGTGGTAAACGCGAACACGTACACCATCACCGTCTCGGCCACCGCCAACGCCACGGACGTATCCGGCTCCCCGGGCGGCGGGGCTTCGGTTGTTGCAGCGTACCAGATCAATACGGGTTTTGAGTTTGCGGTTCCCGTGGTCGGCTGGGGTGCGGGCGGCTGGGGAACTGGTGTGTGGGGAACGGGCACTTCGTCCTTGGAAACCCTGCGGCTGTGGAGCCAGTTCAACTTTGGCGAAGACCTGATCTTCGGGCCACGAGGCGGAGCCATTTACTACTGGGATTCTTCGGCTGGCACAGGAACCCGGGCAACCAATTTGGCTAATGCGCTCGGCGCTTCGGATGTGCCCACGGTGCAGAACACCATTCTGGTTTCGGATGTGAGCCGCTTCGTGCTGGCGTTTGGCTGCAATGATTATGGAAGCGCCGTCCAAAACCCGATGTTGATCCGTTGGTCCGACCAAGAGGACGCAATAAACTGGACGCCAGCAGCAACAAACCAAGCGGGTAGCTTGCAGCTATCTCGGGGTTCAGAAATCATCACGGCCATTCAGTCGCGCCAAGAGATTGTGGTGTTCACCGACAACGCCGTGTACGCCATGCAGTACCTTGGGCCTCCGGCTGTGTGGGGCGCAACATTGCTGGCCGACAACACCTCCATCGTCAGTCAGAACGCCGTCACTATCGCATCCGGGGTCACGTTCTGGATGGGCGTGGACAAGTTCTACAAGTACGACGGTCGAGTCCAAACCTTGCGCTGCGACCTGCGCCAGTACATCTTTTCTGATCTTGACAAAGACCAGTACTCGCAGGTGTTTGCAGGAACGAATGAGGGCTTCAACGAGGTCTGGTGGTTCTATTGCTCGGCGGGCTCTACCGTGGTGGACAAGTATGCGATCTACAACTACCTTGAAGACATCTGGTACTACGGCAACATGAGTCGCTCGGCATGGCTGGATTCCGGCTTGCGGGACTATCCGATTGCTGCGACGTACTTGAACAACATTGTGAATCATGAGTCTGGCGTGGATGACAACTCTACGGCCACATCAACGCCAATTGCGGCAACGATCACATCCGCTGAATTCGATTTGGACGACGGGCACAACTTCATGTTCCTGTACCGCGTCCTGCCGGACATCACTTTCCGGGGGTCTGACGCCGCATCTCCTACGGCCCGGATGTACATGCAGCCTCTGAAGAACTCGGGTTCTGGGTACACCACACCTCCTTCGGTGGGAGGTGAGAACAACAGGCCCATCACACGCACCGCAGTTCTGCCGATTGAAGAATTCACCGGCCAGATTTTTACCCGGGTGCGGGCACGTCAGATGTCTGTGAAGGTGGAGAGCGATGGGCTTGGCGTGACGTGGCAGCTCGGGGCTCCCCGACTCGACCTCAGACCTGACGGACGGAGATAAACATGGGCATGTTCAGTCGCGTAACCCCACCTCGGCCAACTGCTGCACCGCAGGAGTACACCACTGCGTTCATGGACCAGATGCAGAACATCTTCAACTTGTTCTTCAAGCAGATCAACGCTGTGCAGCAGCTTAATGTTGCCAGTTTAAACATCGACATCAACACCCTTCCCACTGAAGCTGATGTGGCCAACCTGCGCGTGGGTGACGTATACCGGGACACCACGGCGTCCAACGTATTGAAAGTGAAGGTCTGATATGCAGCAGCCAATGACGGCGGAACAGCTACGCGCTCAAATTGAAGCGGGGCCACGAACACAATCGGCTCTGGATCAAGCCTTTTCCACCTACACGCCAGACCAGTTGGCTGCAGCTTTTCCGGAATACGGTGGGGTCGAGCAATACACTCAAGCCGCAGCAGAGGCTGCAGCACGTAATCAGGCAAATTCCGCACCCACCACAGCCGCGCCCACTACGCCTGCTGCCGCACCCACTGACAACTGGATGTCGGACCAATGGTACAACCCCAACGTCATGCCCGAGAACTTCGACTGGCAGCGCTACGTCGGGGCCAACCAAGACTTGGGTGCGGCAGGGATCGACACGCAAGAAGAGGCCATGCGCCACTACTTCAACTACGGCCAGCAGGAAGGTCGGAACATCGGCGCTTTGACGCCGCAGCAAAGCGGGGATTTATCTCATGAAGATTTTCGTGCTGCTTTAGATGCTTACGGAAAAGCAAACCCGAACGCTCCTGATTTTTTTCTTGGCGTCGGCCCTGACGGGAAAGATGACTACGCCCCAGCCCGTGAATGGATTGACAAGAACTACATCCCGCAAGGCAAGTTCAAGACCGACTACGCCGCAGCAAAGCCTGCAGACAAGTTTGATTTACTGGACGAACTGAAAACTTCAAACCGACCACCAGAGCAACTTGCAAACATCAAAAAAGCTTGGGATGAGAACAAGGACAAGCCATCGGAGATGCGTCGGCTCATGCAGGAGTATGGCGTCACGCTGGGTGATTTGTCTCAAGCAACCGGCGAAACATACAGCCAGCTCAACACTTGGGTGGAGGGCGGGGATGTCCTTGGAGTGGTTGG